TTTGAGTATGAGAATTCTGCGTCATCTAATACTATCAAGCCCCTTTGGATTCTTATTTGGTACGAGACTTTGTTCCCAGAGTCACAAGAGATCACTGCATTGGATTATAACCTTAACGTTATTTCATCGGTTGCGCCAATACGAACCTAAACCCTAAACCGTTGGGTTATCATTACCCTAAGGGCTCGGGGGGTCCGAACCCTAAATGTTACGAATATTAATCACTTTATAACGATCAGCTGTCAACTTGTTCATATCTGGACTTTCATTACAAAACACAACAACATGCGGTACATGGTTCAACACTTTTACACGAGACGAATATTTGGGACTGAACACAATACGATTCTTCAACTGCTCCAGTATACTGTATTGGAAGAATTCAAGCTGAGTTCTGGGAACGTCAAACAGGAAGTAACGCTTGTCTGGCTCGACTGCGTATGCCAGATCGTCTCTTTTACCAATGCCCAATAACTGAGTAAGATCTGCATGAGAAGTATACCACCAACGACTAAACCACGATTTTCCGGCCCCACCTTGTTCATCAACAACAAATATCACTTTTCTGTCATCTGCTTCACGGCCGAGCTCGTTCGCAAGGTCTCTTTGCCACTGGTGAGGGTCGCCTTCTTCGAGCGAGGCTGAAGGATATATGGCGTCGACCCACTCCATGATTCTTCCATACTTAAGAAACAGTTGCGGAAATTCCCGTGCAAGTTGGTGTGGTGTGGGCTTGTGGGGGGACTCCAAGACCCAATTCTTGAGTTCATCAAATTCCGTACGCTTTCCGGGGTTTGGACAATTTCCAAACTCTTCGTAATCGCCATCTTTTTTGCAATATTCACTGGCTTGGGGACTTGTTCCTCTCGCACACTCGAGATGGGGGTGAATACCTCCGAATAATTCGAGCACACCGCCGAGTCGGTGTCTGTCGTGAAGCACGAGAAAACCTTGAAGGTGTCGAGTTCCTTGTTCCCCGATTTCCCTGCCGTACACGCCGTACGTGACGTCTGGTCCACACAAGAGTTGGCATATGAATACTTCGTCTTCATCAGTATAATTATTAACAGTAAAACACCACCGTTGAGATTGAGGCGCCATGCTTTTTATGAGGTGAGTGAGTGAGTGCAGGTCAGGGTAATACTATTCCTGACCTTTTTTAAATTTCGCACGATTGCTCATAATTTAAATTCAAAATGCTAGCTCGTAAAGTCTCTTATGTCGCGCGTGCGTCGCCGCGCTTCTCTCGTGCCCAAGCTGCGTATCGAGTAGGCAAATTCATGTATAAACATCGTCATAAACTTAAACGTGCTGCTTCAACGGCTTTTCGCGCAGGCCGCGCCGCGAAGCGTCGTCGTATCATGGGCGCGAAAGGTTCAAACCAATCATATCGTCGTTGGACATTCGGCTCGGCTAACGCCTTTGCCAGTTTAAAACGGAAATCGTTGGCATCTTCAACTCTCAGGTTCGCTGAGCCTCCAAATACAAATGATCAAATCCGCGCTGCGCCCGGTATGCGATTTAAATGCGCTGGTTTTAAATTGTGTGCCACATTCAGAAACACATATTCAGCACCGATTCACGTACATATGGCGATCGTGCAGCCTAAACAGGATAATATCTTCATCACGAATATTTCTAAAGATATGTTTTCGGACGCTGTCGGAAGCAGTAGATACAAGGATTTCGTGGACGTTACTACGGATCCCATTTGGGACCGCAATCAGGATTGTTCCAACCTGAATCCTCGAAAGTATAACATCATGACACACCAGAGATTCCAATTGAATCGTCAGGGTGACGGTGGTTTTGCTGATATCCGTCAAAAGGGGTCTAACTACATCCACTTTGAGAAGTATTTCAAATTAAACAAGACGTTTGAGTATGAGAATTCTGCGTCATCTAATACTATCAAGCCCCTTTGGATTCTTATTTGGTACGAGACTTTGTTCCCAGAGTCACAAGAGATCACTGCATTGGATTATAACCTTAACGTTATTTCATCGGTTGCGCCAATACGA